GGGCTGGACCGGTGGTTATGCCACCCGTGCCAGCAGCAGCGCTGTCTATCTGAACGGTGAGTTCACCGTCGTGGATGGTCCCTACGCGCGGCGCAAGATCTTCACCTTGATCGGCCTCTACAGCCCGAAGGGGCCGGACTGGGCGAACATGGGCCGCAGCCTGATCCGCGGCATGCTGAATTCGGCGCGCGGGATTTTCGACAAGGATAACTCGCCGCAAGCGCAGGCGGCGCGCCGGATTGCCGGCTTCGCCGAACTGGACGGCATCGAATTCGTCGCCCGCATCGATATCGGCACGGACACCAATGGCGAGCCCAAGAACGAAATCCGCGCCGCGGTGACGCCGGATCACAAGGCCTACGCCCAGGCCGTGGGTCAGCACACGGTGCCGACCGGCGTGGCGCCGGCTTATGCCCCGCCAGCGGTCGCAGCTTCTCCGGCACCGACCACCGCTTCGTCTGCGGTCGCGCCGGCGCCGGCTTCTGCCGACCTGCGACCCAGCTGGGCGCGCTGAGGGAGGGTTGCAGAACATGATGCTACGCCCGCGCCAAACCCTGTTCGTCGAACGCTGCCTGGCGGCGCTCGACAACCACACCAACACGCTGGGTGTGGCACCAACCGGTGCTGGGAAGACGATCATGCTCTCGGCCGTCGTCAGCAAGCGCCTCGATCGTACTGGCGCCAAGGCCGCTGTGCTGGCCCATCGCGATGAACTTACGGCACAGAACCAGGCAAAATTTCACCGCGTCGCGCCGGGTATCGCGACCTCGGTGGTGGATGCCGGACAAAAATCCTGGGAAGGCCAGGTGACGTTCGCCATGGTGCCGACGCTGACGCGGGCGGCCAACCTGGATGCCATGCCGGCCCTTGACCTGCTGGTCATCGACGAGGCGCATCATGCCATCGCCGACAGCTACCGCCGGATTGTCGACCGGGCGCTGCAACGCAACCCGGCCTGCCAAATCTACGGGGTCACCGCCACACCCAATCGCGGTGACAAGCGCGGATTGCGGGATGTGTTCTCCAACGTCGCCGATCAGATCCGGCTGGGTGAGCTGATCGCCGCCGGCCATCTGGTCGCGCCGCGGACTTTCGTCATTGATGTCGGCGTCCGCGACGATCTGGCGAAGATCCGGACGGCCGGCGACGATTTTGACATGGCAGAGGTGGCGCGTGTCATGGACGTCGCGCCCGTCACCGAGGCCGTGCTTGGTCACTGGGAGGAGAAGGCTGGCGGCCGGCAGACGGTGGTGTTCTGCTCCACCGTCGAGCACGCAAGGCACGTCACCGAGGCATTCCGTGCCGCCGGGATCACCGCCGTGCTTGTGACCGGCGACATGCCGGATACCGAGCGCCGCACTGTGCTGGCGGATTATGCCGCCGGCCGTGCCCAGGTGGTGGTGAACGTCGCGGTTCTGACCGAGGGCTGGGACCACCCACCCACCTCCTGCGTGGTGCTGCTGCGGCCCAGCTCATTCAAAAGCACCATGATCCAGATGGTCGGCCGCGGCCTGCGCCCGGTGAACCCGCAGGAGCATCCGGGCATCGTCAAGCGCGACTGCATCGTGCTGGATTTCGGCACCTCGTCGCTCCTTCACGGCTGCCTGGAGCAGGACGTCGATCTCGACGGGGCCCAGGGCGACGGGTTGGCCCCGGGCAAGACCTGCCCATCCTGTGCCGCCGAGATTCCGCTCGCCGCGGAGGTCTGTCCGCTGTGCGGGCATGTATTTGCTGATGCGGACGGTGGCGGTGACGGCGACCGGGCTCAGCTGGCGCATTTCCTGATGTCGGAACTCGACCTGCTCAAGCGGTCGAGCTTTCAGTGGTGCGACCTGTTCGGCGATGACGCGGCCCTCCTGGCCAATGGCTTCAACGGTTGGAGCGGCATCTTCTTCCTCAACGGAGCCTGGCACGCGGTCGGCGGTGCGCGCCTGCGGCATACCCAGCTGCTCGCCATCGGCGAGCGCATGGTCTGTCTCGCCGCCGCCGATGACTGGCTCAATGAGTACGAGACCGACGAGAGCGCGCACAAATCCCGTGCCTGGTTGCGTCAGCCACCGACCGACAAGCAGTTGGCGCATCTGCCGCCGGAGGCCCGGCTCGACTATAGCCTGACCCGCTACAAGGCCTCGGCGCTGCTGACCTTCAAGTTCAACCGCCAGGCCATTCGCACCCTGGTGACGAACGCCGCGCCCGCCGCGCTGGACCACGCGGCATGACCCATGCGCAATCCCGTTCCCCCCTGCGCCGTCTGCACGCGCCTTTCGCGCGGCTATGGCTGGTGCGACATCTACAAGCGCAAGAACCCACGCCCCTCGGTGCTGTTCTGCTCCATGCCGTGCCAGGCTTTCTGGAGCGTCACCGCCAGGAGGTCCACCGCCATGGTTGATCTCACCGAACAGGAAGAGGCGGCCGTGCGCGTCGCCATCCAGCCCGTCGCTGAGATCATGAACGAGATCGGCTGGACGACGCGGTTCCAGGATCTCACCGAACAGCAGGTTGTCACCCTCCTCCATGTCGCCGTCGGCGGCTTTCGCGACGCCATGCAGGCCATCGCCAGGGGTGAGCCCACGGAGGAGGTCCCGTTCTGATGTTGGATTTCAACAGCCGCTCGCAGACCGCCTTGCACGTGAACGCCGTCATCGATGCCGGCCTGACAGCCCGGCACGCTGACACGCCACCGCGCAGCTATCTGGGTGGCTCGCGTCTGGGCCATCCCTGCGAGCGCGCGCTGCAGTTCGAATTCATTCAGGCACCCAAGGATCCGGGCGCGGATTTCGACGGGCGGCTGCTGCGCATCTTCGGCATCGGCCATGCCTTGGAAGACGTCGCGATCGACTGGCTGCGTGCCGCTGGTTTCACCCTCTACACGCGGCGTGGCGGCGACGCGGACGGTCAGCAATTTGGCTTCAGCGTCGCCGGCGGGCGCGTCCGCGGCCATGTCGATGGCGTGTTCGCCGACGGACCCGCCATCCCCGGCATGGCTTATCCCGCGCTGTGGGAATGCAAGACGATGAACGCCAAGGTCTGGCGCGAGACCGCCAGCAAGGGCGTTGCCACCGCCAAGCCGGTCTACGCCGCGCAGATCGCCGTCTACCAGGCCTACATGGACGCCGCGATCCCCGGCGTCGCCGACCACCCGGCCCTCTTCACCGCCATCAATAAGGACACCGCCGAGCTGCATCACGAACTGGTGCCGTTCGACGCCGCCCTGGCGCAGCGCATGAGCGACCGCGCCGTGCGCGTCCTCGCTGCCACCGACGCCGGCGAACTGCTGCCCCGTGTCGCCACCCAGCCCGATTTCCATGAATGCCGCTTTTGCCCCTGGGCCAAGCGCTGCTGGAGACTGCTCGCATGACCGACGACAACATCATCCACTTCAATCCCTGGCGCGACTTCAATGATGCCGCCACGCTCGTGGAACCGGAGGTCGATCCTGATCCGGCGCAGATAAAAATCTTCCTCGACCTGGTGTTCGGCTACTGCGACGGGTTGATCCCCGTCCGAGGCCTCGCTGACAAAGGCGACGGCGGCAACGGCAAGCCGAACAATGTCTGGATCCCCGCGGATGGCACCGCGCTGGAGAAGCTGACCACCTTCGCCACATGGGCTGCGCGCGAGGGCGCCGCCGTCTATGTGGTGCCGGGCACCGTCGCCGAGGCCGGCCAGGCGCGCAGCGCCGATATCCGGCAGATGCAGTCGATCGTCGTCGACCTCGACGCCGGCAACGTCATCGGCAAGCTGGAACACCTGCAGCGCCACCTCGGCACGCCCACCCTGGTCGTGCAGAGCGGTGGCCGCACTGAGGACGGCATCGACAAGCTGCATGTTTGGTGGCGTCTCACGGAACCCGCCGAGGGCGAGGCCATCGCCCGGCTGTGCCAGGTGCGCTGGGATATCGCCGCCAAGGCCGGCGGTGACACGCATTTCCGCTCGGCACACCAGCCCATCCGCGTCGCCGGCAGCGTCTACCACAAGCACGGCAATCGCCGGCTGGTGGAAATCCGCGCACATGCGCCCGCGGTGGAAGTGGATCTCACGGATTTTGCAGAGGCAGTGGCCGCCATGCCGCCGTTCGGCGGCGTGGGCACGCCAACATTGCCGACGGACGTACCCACAACGGGAGATAAGCCAGGCATCGACGCGGTTCTCACCACCCCGGTGCATGAAGGTGGCCAGGATACCTGGACCCGCTTCCAGGGCGCCAGCGCCGCCATCGGCCACTATGTCCGGCAGGTGCATGATGGCCGCATCACCGGTGACGATGGCTGGGAAGCGATCTGCCAATACAACGCCGCCATGCTGCGCCCGTCCTGGCCGCTGGAGCGCCTCAAGGCCGAGGCCGACCGTATCTGGCGTCTGCACACGGATCGCCACGGACCGGCGCTGGAGCGGCTGGAACGGACCGTTCCCGTCGCTCTGCCCACCCACTCCCTCGGCGCCCTGCTCGATGACCACAGCCCTATGCCAGCTGACCTCATCGGCCCGCGGCTGCTGACACCAGGCGGCATGCTCGTCATTGGCGGCGCACCGAAGGTCGGTAAGAGCGACTTCCTCATCAACCTGCTCACCCACGCCGCCGCCGGCGTGCCGTTCCTGCGCTTCGTGCCGTCGCGGCCGTTGCGGATTTTCTATCTGCAGGCCGAGATCCAGTATCACTACCTGCGCGAACGCCTGCAGCAGCTGCGGATCGACCCCGGCGTGCTCGCCGGCGCGCGTGACCGCCTCGTCGCGACACCAAAGCTGCGCATGCTCCTTGATGCACAGGGCGTGGCACAGGTCGCCGCTGCCATCCGTCGCGCGTTCCCCGACGCACCGCCCGACATCATCTGCATCGACCCGCTGCGCAACCTGTTCGACGGCGGCCCCGGGGGCGATGGCGAGAACGACAACACCGCCATGCTGTTCTTCCTGCAAGAACGTCTGGAAGTTCTGCGTGATCTGGTGGCGCCCGAGGCCGGGCTGATCGTCGCGCATCACACCAAGAAGCTGACCAAGCAGCAGGTC